ATGCCGCTATGATCGGGTGCTAATCTTTCAGCATGATTCTGGGTTGCTTAAAGAAGGCATTGAGGAGTTTTTAGAATGGGATTTTATAGGATCGTGGATTAAGAACATACCGGGTTGCATGAATGGCGGTTTAAGTATTCGCAATCCTAAAGTTATGCATGAGATATGCTTAAATCATCGTTATAAAGGAATGGCAGAGCATGGCAATGAAGATATTTACTTTTGCAATAAGATGCGAGAGTTAGGATATAAGTTACCAGATAAAGAAACTTGCAATCAATTTGCCGTAGAGACTGAGTTTGCTTATGGCTCAGTAGGCTATCACGCCATAGATAAGTATCATAAAAATTATAACCTTTTACTAAATCAATATGATTGATAAAATATTAAAAGTAAGCGCAGAGGAGTTAAATGCAATTAATCTGTCTAAGTATCTAAAAAGTACCGATGATTTAGGATTCCCAAAAGGCTGGTTTTACATGGATGCAGGTTTAGAGCATTATAGATTACTATCTTATATCAGCACTTTATATAACGGAGCTACTCTGTTAGACATTGGAAGCTATCAGGGAAGCTCTGCCATAGCTTTGTCGTTTAATAAAAAAAACAAAGTTATCAGCTATGACATTAAGCATCAGCCAGAGATAGCTGATATTAAAATACCTAACATTCAATTTATTAAAGGCAATGTTTTAATGCATGAGATTGCAAGTCCTTTTATCATGCTAGATACTTACCATAACGGCGAGTTTGAGCAAAAGTTTGCTAATCATTTGCTAAAGATTAATTACAAAGGCTTAGTCATGTTTGATGACATCCATTTGAACAATGAAATGAGTAATTTTTGGAATGGATTAAAGAACGAAAAATACGATTTAACACATATAGGACATCATACAGGTACAGGCATAGCTATTTATGATTAATTTATTTACATCAATTTATACCGATAAAAGTCCGATAAGGCAAAAAGAATTAATCTACTGCCTGAATAAAAACATAGAGAATCAGCTTATAGATAAAATTTATCTTTTTGTTGATGGATTTGTAGAGCTGCCAGAATCTGATAAGCTAGTTACAATAGAATTTCAGCGACCTACTTATAGGGATTTTTTTAATCTGATTGACAGAACAGTCACAAGCAGAAATGATATATCAATGGTCGCAAATACAGATATTTATTTTAACCATACGCTTAGCCAGTTGACATTAAATGAACGGCAATGCATAGCCTTAAGCAGGTGGGATGATAAGATTGGTGGCTTAAAGTTACATAATGAGCGGTTTAGTCAGGATGTTTGGATTTTTAGAGGAAAGATGCGGAATGTAAATTTTTGCGATTTCTATTTAGGTATACCGGGTTGTGATAATCGGATTGCTTATGAATTACATAGCGCAGGTTATGCGCTTTATAATCCTGCTACAAGAATTCAAGCTATTCACTATCATAGAAGCGATCTGCATAATTACGATGGCAGAACATTAAAGATACAAAGACCATATCTGTTTATACCTGTAACATGAACATATTACTTAGCCCAGGCATTTACTTACCTCACCAGAGAGCAGGATCAGAAATCTATTTGCATCGGGTTGTAACTTATCTAATGAGCAAAGGGCATCAGGTTAAGGCAGTAACTAGATGCCCTGAAAATTACAGTTATGAGGGCATACAGATTTATAAGGCTAAAGACAATTACAAGCAATGCCATAATGATTTATGGGATTGGGCAGATTTGGTGTTCTGCCAACTATCAGGCACTTATTATGCCATGAATAAACAAAGGCTGAACCCTAAAAAGGTTATAAACTTTGCTCACAATAACGTAGGCTATCCGCAGGTTAATATTAGACCAAATACTTATACAGTTTATAACTGCGAGAACACTAAAAGGGAATTAAACTACAATCAGGAAACCTATACTTTGTATGCACCAATAGATTACAGGGATTACTCAACTAATAGACCAGAAGCTGAGTATGTAACGCTAATAAACCATAACGAAAACAAAGGCGGTCAGATATTAATAGAGATTGCAAAGCGGATGCCTAAAACAAAGTTTTTAGCAGTACAAGGCGGTTACTATCATCAGATCAAAGATGAAAAGGTTAGGAATATAAAATATGTACCTTTAATTGATGATGTGCGGAAGTATTTAGCGATGACAAAGGTTCTAATTGCGCCAAGCGAGTATGAGAGTTACGGGATGGCTCAAATAGAGGCTCTGTGTTGCAATATTCCTGTTATTGCATCTGATATACTAGGATTCAGAGATAGTCTTGGAGATGCAGGGATATTTGTCAACAGAAACGATATACAAGCGTGGGTGGATGCGATTACTAATATTGATACCATTAAGACAAAAAAAACTCCTCTGCAAAGAGCAAAACAATTAGATCCTGCGGAGGAATTACCCAAGTTTGAAAATTGGTTAAATAAAATATGTAATTTAGCATTATCGTAATGGAAAAAAAAGAGTATTTAAAACAACCCTTTAAACCTAAACAGAATGAACCAGTTAAATGTAGTGAGCCTAGCGGATGCCAAGATGTACCTGAGATTAGACCTAGACTATACAATAGAAGATGGCTTAATAACATCATTAATAAAATCTGCGGTAAATCAAGCCGAGCAGTTTACTTTGCAGGTATTATGGCAGAGGCAAATGAGTTTGATTACGCCTGTTTCTGGTGCAGTTAAAATATATGAGTATCCTTTGATCTCGGTTGAAACTGTGGTTGATCCTGATATGGCTCTGCTAACATTTGAAACAATCGAAACGCAAGGCTATACAGAGGTCATTTCAGATACGGCAGGGTTTAATACAGTTACGTTTGTAGCAGGTTACGGATGGAATTATGAGGGCGGATCTGAGGTGCCAGATGATATTGAAACTGCAATTAAAGAAATGATTACTTTTTATTACGAAAACAGAGATAATCCAGTTGTAGGTATGCCTACGATTGCAACTTTGTTACTATCTCCTTACAGACGCATAACACTATTCTAATGAATCCGGGCAAGTTAGATAAGCGCATTACATTTGGCACGTTTACATCAGTTGAAAATGCCTATCAGGATTACGTGATTACGTTTGTGCCTGTTTTGGCTACATGGTCAAATATTAAACCTTACGATGGTAATAGACAGTTACAAGCGCAAGAACAGGTCATAAATCAGGTCTTTAGATTTACAATACGGTATAGAAAAGACTTTGCACCAACAAAGGACATGCGGATTCTTTATGAGTTAAATCTTTTTACTATTCATTCGATTAGGAATGTAGATGATACATTCAGGTTTTACGAGATACTGGCATCGGTAACGGATGATAATAATGGCTTCTAAAATAAACATTTCTAAACTTTTATCTCAGATTGATTCGTTTGGCCATGATGCTAATAGGTTAGCGGTTGCAGTAACTAACGAAACTACGCAAGGCATGGTTACTCAGGCTCAGTTAAGAGTAGTAGTTGATTTGGGACAGTTAAGACAGTCAATAGGAAAAACAACTGCCAGAGTAGGTTTTAATAGATCATTCTTTTTTGCTAACGCTCCTTATGCTGCTTACGTTGAGTTTGGAACTGGAAGCGGAGTTATTATACCAAATGGCTTTTCAGACATGGCTGCACCTTTTAAGGGCAAAGGAATAAGGATAAGAAATTATCCGGCTAAGCCTTTTTTTATTCCTAGCTACCTAGAGGGCATCCAACAATATCCTAAAACTTTAAGAAAAGTATTGGAAGTTCAAACTCGAAAATATAATGCAAAAAAATAATTACATTTGAGAAATGAAAGATGCTAATTTATCAATACTGAATGCATATAAGAGCGCTCTAGCCAATTTAATAGTCGGTAGCGTTACTATTCCAGTATATAGTAAGTCAGCACCTTTAAAAAATGTACCAGCAAAATATGTAATTTTATCTAGCCAGACCAGATTACAAGAACAAACAAAGTGCGGATATTGGTATCTTTGCACAATAAACGTGCAGATAGTCACTAAATATCCTAATGGAACAGGCGATTTAAGTTTTGCAATGGTAATCGCAGAGGAAATACAAAACAGAATACAAGTTACTAACTTAACTTTAAGTAACTTTATAAATGTTGAAACCTTACAACTATTAACAAATGAAGTGATACTAGAAACAGAAACAGAAAACATATTTCAATACATATTAACTTTTCAACACAAATTAAATAGAAACTAAAAATGGCAGACGAGCAATTTTATTCAGGCAGTTTATTCATGCTATATATCAGGACAGGCGGCGCCTGGAAACCTGTAGCGTGTTTAACATCAAACGGAATTTCCGAAAGCTGGGATTTCGCAGAAACAGTAACCAAATGCGATCCTGGAGTAACCAGACGCAAACCGACAACCTATTCTTTTGAGATACCTTTTGAGGGTGTTTTTACAGATACGTCGGGTGCTGGTGGTGATAACGCTAAAGCATCATGGGATCGTATATCAACTATTGCAAGGGCAAAGACTTTAACCGAGTTTCAAGTAGCTTTACTTAAAACAGATGGCACAGAAGAGCCTAATTTTTCAGCGCAATATGGCTATGCTTACTTTAGTGCTTTAGAGATTACAGGCGCAGAGGGTGATTTTATTACCTTTACAGGCACTTTGTTAGGTGATGGCGATATTACGACTACTGATCCATATCCTGGTTATTAATGGAGGGACATTTAACGTACAAAATAGGTGAGCTAGATAGGCAGATGTTCTTTGGCAATTATGCTCTAGAGCAAACGCTTACTCACTTTAATGCATCGGTGACTGATTTATCAGATTTGTTAGGTAAGCAATTACTGCCCTTTTTAAGAGTTTTTATTTATCATGCATCGGCTTACCCTATACTAAAGAAAGGCGAGATCGTAGACTTCACAGAGTTTGATGTTCACGATTGGATTGATAACTCTGGAGGATCAGGCGGTGAGTTTATCCTGACAGTTTCTAAAGAAGTATTTAGAGTGTTAGGTTTAAACACAGAGGTAACCGAGCAAAAAAAAAGCAAACAGGAAAGTTAAATTGGAATAAAGATGTGTTGACTTTTGCTTTTGGAGAACTCGGTTTGATGCCTGATGACTTTTATGCCTTGACATGGAATCAATATATATTGAAATGTCAAGGCTTTTTTAATAAAGAAAAAAAGGACTGGGAGCGGGTTGGTTGGTCAACGTGGAACGGAATGAGAGTTCACGTTAATAAAGGGATGCCTAGTTTTAAAAAGTTCATGGCTTTTATCTATGAAAATGATGAGATAGCAGACATGGATATAATTAAAGAACAAATGAATAAGGCGATGCTTAAATACTTAGAAGATGCAAGGAATTGAGATACCTATTGGCGCTGATTTAAGTCAATTAAAAGCTGCGCAGAAGGAAATAAAAGACAGATTAAAACAATTAGCCGACGATGCAGGTAAAGCTGGTGCCGGGTTAGGAGATAAATTAGTAAAAGGATCTAACTCTGCTGCATTTGCCTTAACTAACTTAGGCAGGGTTGCTCAGGATGCTCCTTTTGGGTTTATAGGTATTCAAAACAACTTAAACCCATTATTAGAATCATTCCAAAGGTTAAAAGCAGAAACAGGCGGTACTGGCTCTGCATTAAAAGCATTAGGTCAATCTTTAATTGGCCCTGCCGGGTTAGGTATTGCTTTATCAGTTGTATCAGCAGGTATTCTATTTTATCAGCAATATCAGCAAAAGGCAAATAGGGAAACCAAGGTTGCAACTGATTTAAACAAAGAACTTGCTGATAGTATATTAACAATTGCAGGTGTAGAACAAGAAGGTAGAAAAAATGCAGCAAAAGATTTATCAAATCTTCAAACACTTTACAATGCAACTCAAAATCTTACTATACCACAAAAAGAAAGATTAAAAATTGCTCAAGAATTAATTAAGCAAAATCCTGAATATTTAAAAGGTTTTTCTGCCGAAGAAGTACTTGCAGGGAAAGCTACAATAGCCTATCAACAACTTACAACCGCTATTTTAGCAAAAGGTCTTGCAGAAGCAGGTGCAGCAAATAGACAAAAATTAATTAACCAAAGACTTGAGCAAGGGGTAGAATTAACGAAAGCACAACAGGATTTAACTTTAGCTACTTCAAAAGTTAAAACTAAAGGACAAGCGTTGCCAGGTCTTGCTGCTGCTTTTGAATCATCTCAAATATCAAAGAACTTTACACAAGCAAATAATGCAGTTATAAAATTAAATAACGATATAAAAGAAACTGAAAAACAAATCAGTTTAGTTGATTCTGTTGTAACTGATTTAATAAACAAAAATGGTGGTAATATTTTATTTGATCCAGAAAACCCCAAAAATTTAAACAAAGAAGTAAAAACAACATCCGACATACTTAAAGCTTTAAGCGTTGATTTTAAGCAGATTGGAGAGGATTTTTCTATAACTTTTGGCAAAGGTAATGAGGAAAGAGTAGCGGCATTAAAAAAAGCAATTAATGACTTAATCAGTATTGGATTTACTGCTGATAGCAGTATTATTAAGAAACTACAAACTCAATTATTAGCTATTAGCCCAGATCAAATAAAGGCTCAAGGCAAGGAAGTTGGCGTAAATGCAGCAGTTGGAATAGGTGAGGGATTAGCAGCTACATCGCCAGTAATTGCAAAAGATTTTGGCAATACCTTAAAATTAGGATTAACCGATTTTCAGATATATGTCAATGAGCAATTATTGCCTAAATTACAGACTAACTTTGAAACTTTCTTTAATGATATATTAATGAATGGTAAGCTATCATTTGATAGTTTAGGCAAAGCATTATTAAATACTTTACTTTCAGTAATTGCTAGTGATGCAGCAAGGCAAGTAACAAGTTTATTAAAGACTAGCTCTGGTAAAGATTTTACCGATAGCAAAAAAACTGGAGGCGGTGGAATATTAGGTGGCATTGGCACATTGCTAGGTATAGGCAAAAAAGTTGCGCCAGTTGTAACTACTGCTGCTACTACAACGGCAGCTACCACAACTGCTGCATTAGCTCCGGCTGCTGCTGCTAGTCCATTGTTACCTATCTTAGCTGGAGTTGCTGCAATAGCAGGGATTGCATCTTTATTTAAAAAGAAACAACAGGCACCTATACCACAAGCATCATCTACAATCAGCACAAGTGCGGCAGGATCTGCTCAGGATTTTGGCGGTGGTCGTGTTGTATTTGAGATTTCAGGTACTAACTTAATCGGAGTTTTAAACAGAGCAGGTGCTAAATTACAGAGATTCGGACCATGAGTTATTCCCAAAAATATTATTTTACCTTTTATAGCGACAGAGATACTCGGATTGTTGATGGGTTGCCAGATGAATATTTGTGCAGTATCTCGCAGTTAGATTATGCAGGGGCAGCTACTGAAATACAGGCTCAACAAAACCCTATACAGATTAACTATCAGAATACATCAAGTAATAAGCTAGAGCCTATTATCGGATCTGAATGTACGTTAAATTTAATAGCAACTGAGGACTTTGAGCTAGAGGATTTGTATACCGAGAA